GCACCACCTAATAATTTTTTTCTAGAATATATAGCTAGACCTCAGACTGCTGAAATCTTCTTTGAAGATGTATTGATGTCATTGATATTTTATGGTATGCCAATACTAGCAGAGAACAACAAACCAAGACTTCTTTATTATTTAAAAAGAAGGGGGTACAGAGGTTACTCAATGAATAGACCTGATAAGATTTGGAACAAACTATCAACAACAGAAAAAGAGATAGGTGGTATACCAAACTCAAGTGAAGATATAAAGCAAGCACATGCTGCTGCTATTGAAATGTATATACAAGGTCATGTTGGATCACTTCAAGATGGTAATTATGGTAGCATATATTTTAATAAAACATTAAATGATTGGTCTAAATTTGATATAAATAACAGAACTAAATTTGATGCTTCGATTAGTAGTGGGTTAGCTATTATGGCATGTAATAGACATCTTTACAGTCCAAGAGTAGATCTTCAAAAACAAAAAATAAATATTAGTATAGCTAAGTATCAAAATAAAGGTATGGCATCTAAAATAATTAAAGAACAATATGGCTGATTCAATTAATAAAAGTTATTTTCCTAGTCAGGTAGCCAGTGATCTCGAAAAGATGAGTGCTGAGTATGGACTCAAAGTTGCTAAAGCTGTAGAAAGAGAATGGTTCTATGGTGACAGGGGATCTCATAGATTTAAAAATAACTTTGATAATTTTCACAGATTAAGATTATATGCTAGAGGAGAGCAATCTGTTCAGAAATATAAGGATGAGCTTTCTATAAATGGAGACTTGTCCTATCTTAATTTAGACTGGAAGCCAATACCCATCATAGGTAAGTTTGTGGATATTGTTGTTAATGGAATTGCAGAAAGAACTTATGACATAAAAGCATATTCTCAAGATCCATACGGTGTTAGTAAAAGAACTAAGTATATGGAAAATATACTTATTGATATGAAAACAAAAGATTTAAATGAGTTTTCAAAACAAGCTTTTGGTTTAGATTTATCAGAAACACCCGAAGAAGATTTACCAGACACAGAAGAAGAGTTAGCATTACACATGCAACTAACCTACAAGCAGGCTATAGAAATAGCTGAAGAGCAAGCAATATCAGTCTTGTTTGATTCTAATAGGTACGAGTTAACTAAGAAAAGATTTTACTACGACTTAACTGTATTAGGTATAGGTTGTGTTAAAAACACATACAGTAAATCTGAAGGAGTTAAAATTGATTACGTTGATCCTGCTAACTTAGTTTACTCTTATACAGAGTCCCCTTATTTTGAGGACATATATTATGCTGGTGAGATAAAAACAATTCCAATAAACGAATTAAAGAAATCCTTCCCTAATCTTACTCAAGAAGATTTAGAAGAAATAGAACAACAGCCAGCCATATCTTCAATCCCCAACAATAGAGCTATATACGATAGACACGATAACAATCAAATAGATGTTCTTTACTTTAATTATAAAACCTACATGAATGAGGTTTATAAGATAAAAGAAACATCAACAGGTGCCGCTAAAGTAATAGTTAAGGATGATTCATTTAATCCTCCAACAGGTATATCTGAAGATAAGTTTGAAAAATTATCTAGATCAGTTGAAGTATTGTATGAAGGTGTTTTAGTATTGGGCACTAAAAAACTTCTTAAGTGGGGGATGGCAACTAATATGATGCGACCCAAAAGCGACAATACTAAAGTAAAAATGAACTACGCTATAGTTGCACCGAGAATGTACAGAGGACGCATAGAATCACTCGTAGGGAGGATAACTGGTTTCGCTGACATGATACAGCTCACTCACCTTAAACTTCAACAGGTGATGTCTAGAATGATCCCTGACGGGGTGTATCTAGATGCTGATGGTATAGCCGAAGTTGATCTTGGTAACGGTACAAATTATAATCCGCAAGAAGCATTGAACATGTTTTTCCAAACAGGTAGTGTTATTGGTAGATCAATGACATCTGATGGAGATATGAATCCGGGCAAAGTACCTATTCAGGAAATATCAAGCGGTAGTGGTGGTCAAAAAATGCAAAGCTTAATACAGAACTACAATTACTATCTTCAAATGATAAGAGATGTAACTGGTTTAAACGAAGCTAGAGATGGTAGTACACCTGATAAGAACGCTCTAGTGGGTGTGCAAAAACTTGCAGCAGCAAATTCCAATACAGCAACTAGACATATATTACAGTCTGGTTTATTTTTAACGGCTGAAACAGCAGAGTGTTTATCACTTAGAATATCTGACATAATAGAATACTCCCCAACAAAAGATGCTTTTATCCAAAGTATTGGTGTGCACAATGTTGCTACATTAGAAGAATTAGAAAATCTTCACATACATGATTTTGGTATATTCTTAGAGTTGGAACCTGATGAAGAAGAAAAACAATTACTTGAAAACAACATACAAGTAGCTGTTGCTCAAAAAGGTATAGATCTAGAAGACGCTATTGATCTTAGACAAATAAGGAATACAAAACTAGCCAATCAACTTCTTAAAATTAGAAGAAAGAAAAAACAAGAGAGAGATCAGCAAATGCAAGAGCGAAATATTCAAGCTCAAGCACAGGCAAATGCTCAAGCACAACAAGTGGCTGCACAAGCTGAAGTGCAAAAACAACAATCTCTTGTACAAATTAATAGTCAATTAGAGCAGTTAAAAGCTCAACTAGAACAACAAAAAATGCAACAAGAGGTTCAAGCTAAAAAAGAATTAATGCAACTTGAATTTCAAATGAACATGCAATTAAAACAAATGGAAGTTCAAGCTATTAAAGGTAAAGAAAAAGAAAAAGAAGATCGTAAAGATAAAAGAACAAAAATACAAGCATCACAACAATCTGAATTAATTGATCAAAGAAAAAACGAGAAACCTCCTAAAAACTTTGAGTCTGCAGGTAATGATATACTTAGTGGTAATTTTAACTTAGGTAGTTTTGATCCTAAATAAAACTAATAAATAAAACAAAAATAAAATGAGTATAAATTCAAGTGCAACAGCATATAATTTTGGACAGCTGGGTAGTGTTTCCTCTAACACAGCAAAACCCATTGTACCACCACAAGGAATGGTAATAAGTGCTATTCAATTTTTAGCAGATAATACCCCTACGGTATTAAGAAGTGAGGTGTTAGAAACAACAGGACCAAACTTTGTATCAACAGAAGCTGGAGATAGTATAAACTATAATGGGGTTACAGAAGTTAACGCTACCGATGGTACATACGCTGCAGGTGCAAATATAACTATTGCGTCTGCTGATACTAAAATTAAAGTTGGGCAGTATGTTTTACTTATTGCTCAAGGAGATACTGTAGATGCTGGAATAACTGTTGATTCTGAAACTCCAATTCCAATATATAACGGACCTAATAAGCAAGGTGTTTTCGTAACCGCTTATGCAAATACAACAACTTCTTTGCAGCTAAGTGCTCAAATAACTCCATCAAGTCAAAGTTTAGTTTTCTTGGATAACTATAATGGAGCAGGTGGTAATCAGGCTGATGGTATTGTATATCCTAAAGGTCTTACAATAGTAGGTAGATGGACAACAATGACTCCTTCTGCTGATACAACTGGTGGTGGTGTAATCTGTTACTTTGGATATTAATGCCGGGGCTAGGATTAAGTTTATCAACATTTCCCGGAGCCGTAGCAGCAGCAATAGAGGATTACGTATGGAAAATCACAGGTAGTGATCTAAGTCCAATAGATGGTATTGCTTATGACTTTAGTGATTCATGGGATGTAACTAGTACAGAGATGACACCTGCAGTTTCACCTAAAGAAGAAGGTTATTGGAACGTAGATGCAAACGGAGATTTAACACCAAAATAAAACAATAAAACAATGGCAATAACATATACATGGGATACAAAAACTGTAGACACCTACCCAACAAAAAGTGGTGAATCAGATGTAATATTTAAAGTTTACTGGAAGCTAGACGGTGTAGATGATACAGCAGAAAAAAATGCAGCTTACGCTACAGGTATGGTTGACTTAGACACTTCAGATCTTTCTAGTTTTACTGCATTTGCAGACGTAACAGAATCAGATGTAGATGGTTGGGTTCAAGCAGAAATTGGTGCAGATATGATAAATATTTATAGAAGTGGAATTGAAGCTGAGATAACGGAAAAA